CGCGGCCGCACCGAGGATGTCGTTTTTGCTTTTTCCCGCAGGGCGGTTACCAATTCGCTCATAAACAAGCTCATCCCGAAATCCGCTCCGAAAGCGGAAAAGAAGCCGGAGAACGTCCCTAAGGGCGTTTCCATCACCGAGGCCATGCAGAAGCTGCAGGCTCGTAAATACATTTAACGGAGGTATTGGATTATGAAAAAGGTACTTGAACTGCGCGAAAAACGCGCAAAGGCATGGGACGCGGCAAAGGCATTCCTCGACGCACGCGCCAAGGATGGCGTGCTCTCTCCCGAAGACAATGCAACCTACGACAAGATGCTCGCGGATGTGGACGCAATGGCGCGGCAGATTGCCATTGAGGAGGACCGTGTCGCACGGGATGCGGAAATGAACCGTCCCACCAGCGCACCGCTGACCGAAAAGCCCGGCGCGCAAGGCACAAAACCTGCTTCTCCCCGCGCAACTGCCGAATACCGCGCGGATTTTCTCAACATTCTGCGCGGCAGAGCGCCCGTCAACAACGTGCTGAGCACGTCTCCCGATACCGACGGCGGCTATCTGGTGCCGACGGAATTTGAAACCCAGATTGTGACCGGGCTGGAGGAGGCCAACATCATCCGCTCCCTCGCCAAGACCATCAACACCTCGGCGGAGCGTAAAATCCCCATTGCCGCCACCCATTCCACCGCACAGTGGACGGCGGAGAATGCCGCCTACACCGAGAGCGATCCCACATTTGCACAGAAAACCATCGACGCTTTCAAGCTCACCGACCTTGTCAAGGTTTCCGTGGAACTGCTCCAAGACAGTATGTTTGATTTGGAAAGCTACATTGCCCTCGAATTTGCACGCGCCTTCGGCGTTGCGGAAGAAGAAGCCTTCTGCGTCGGCACCGGAACCGGCCAGCCCACGGGCATCTTCACGGAAAATGGCGGCGCGGTGGGCGTGACGGCAAGTTCCCCGACGGCTATCACCGTCGACAATCTCATCGACCTGATTTACGCGCTCAAAAGCCCCTATCGGAGAAACGCGGTGTTTCTCATGAAGGACATCACCGTATCCGCCCTGCGCAAGCTCAAGGACTCCAATGGCGCGTATCTCTGGCAGCCCTCCGTACAGGCAGGCCAGCCGGACCGGCTGCTGGGCTATCCGCTCTACACCAGTCCTTATGTGCCGGCGGCGGAGGCGGGTTCGCTTCCGATTGCGTTCGGTGATTTCTCCAACTACTGGATTGCCGACCGCATGGGGCGCACGGTGCAGAGGCTCAATGAACTCTATGCCGGCAACGGACAGGTGGGCTTCATCGCCGCCGAGCGCGTGGACGGCAAGGTGATTCTTGCCGAGGGCATTCAGCTGCTCAAAATGGCGGCGGGTTCGTAATGAAGGAAGGGGGCGGCGGGAATGGACACCCTGCTTGAAAAGGTCAAAGCCAATCTGATTCTTTCGCATACGGAAGACGACGAGCTCTTGCAGATGTACATCACCGCCGCCGTCCGTTATGCCGAAAGCTATCAGCATATCCCAGAGGGCTATTATGGTGAAAACGAGATGACACCGACCACCGAACAGGCGGTGATCATGCTGGCAAGCCATTTTTATGAAAGCCGCGACGGCTCCACGGGCGGCTTTTTTTGCCGACTCCGTTCAGGCGGGCAAGCAGGTCTGGGATACGGTCAATCTCCTGCTTCGGCTTGACCGGGATTGGAAGGTTTGAGTATGTCTTTTGGAAAAATGAACAGCTTCATCGACATTATCTCCAACGCGCCGGTCAAGGATGCGGACGGCTTTGTCACGCAGGGTGACACGGTTCTTGCCTCGGTGCGCGCCTACAAGGAGGACCGCAACGGCTCGGAGCGCTGGGCAAACATGGCGGTGTTTTCCGAAGCGTCCGTGCTGTTCCGCTTTCGTAAAATCCCCGGCGTCGAGGTCAGTCCGTCTCTCTTCATCGTCTGCGAGGAGAAACGGTATCGAATTACCAGCGTGGAGGACGTGCGTGGGCGCGGGATGTATGTGGAGTGCCTGTGCGAGTTGGTGGAAAGGAGCGTGAACTGATTTGGCTCGGGCTGAAATGAAAATGCCGGAGGACTTTCTCCTGAAGGTTTCCCGGCTGAATGAAAAAACAGACGAAATCCTGCCCCGTGTGCTGGAAGCCGGCGGGCAGGTGGTGCTGGAGCGCGTGAAATCCAACCTTTCCGCCGTCATCGGCAAAGGCACAAAAATTCCAAGCCGCTCCACCGGCGAACTGGTCGGCGCTCTGGGGCTTTCGGCCGCCAAACCCAAACGGGACAGCTCAGGCTGGGACATCAAGGTCGGCTTTGCCGAGCCGCGCTCCGATGGGGATTCCAACGCGAAAATCGCCAATATTCTCGAATACGGCAAGCACGGACAGCCGCCCAAGCCCTTTCTCAAACCGGCGAAAACCCAGAGTCGCAAGGCCTGCGTCGAAACGATGAAATCAAAGCTGGACGAGGAGGTGCGGCGGATATGAGCGTGCTTTCGGAACTCAATACGCTTCTGACGCCCATTCTCCCGGTGGAGACGGGCGCTTTTTCCGGCGTTCCGCCCGACGAATATCTGGTGCTGACGCCGCTGACGGATGATTTTGCCCTGTTCGGAGACAACGCGCCGCTGATGGATGTGTCCGAGGTGCGGATTTCGCTCTTTTCCAAAAGCAATTACCTTCAGCGCAAGCGGCAGATTACACAGGCGCTTTTGAACGCCGGTTTCACCGTCACCGGGCGCACCTATGTCGGGCATGAGGACGATACCGGCTATCACCACTACGCGATTGACATTTCAAAATCCTATGAAACGGAGGAATAAATTATGGCGACCATCGGGCTGGATAAGCTCTATTACGCAAAAATCACCGAAGCCGAGGACGGTGAGGAAACCTATGATACGCCCGTCATCCTCGCGAAGGCCATCTCGGCGGAACTGTCCGTGGAGCTTGCCGAAGCGACGCTTTACGCGGACGACGGCGCGTCGGAGGTGGTCAAGGACTTCAAGTCCGGCAAGCTGACGCTGGGTGTGGACGATATCGGCATCACTGCCGCGCAGGATCTCACAGGCGCGGCGGCGGACGACAACGGCGTGCTCATTTCCGCCGGCGAAAACATCGCCCCGCCGGTGGCAATCGGCTTCCGCGCTCTGCGGGCAAACGGCAAGTACCGGTACTTCTGGCTCTACCGCGTTATTTTCGGCATCCCTGCGACTAACCTGCAGACAAAGGGCGACTCCATCACCTTTTCCACGCCGAGCATCGAGGGCACGGTCATGCGCCGCAACAAGCAGGACACCAAGGGAACGCATCCGTGGAAGGCGGAGGTTTCCGAGGGTGCCGCGGGCGTTACATCCGAAACCATCACCGGCTGGTTCGGGCAGGTGTACGAGCCGACCTACACCGAAGCACCGGCCGGCGAATAAGGAGGGCTGACGCATGGAAAACGAACGAACCGCCGTAATCAAAATCGGTGGAAAAGACTATGAGCTGATTCTCACCACCCGCGCCACTAAGGAAATTGCCAGACGCTACGGCGGGCTGGAGAACCTCGGCGAAAAGCTGATGAAGTCCGAAAACTTTGAGATGGCGCTGGATGAGATCGTCTGGCTGATTACCCTGCTGGCAAATCAGTCCATCCTGATCCACAACCTGAAAAACAAGGATAACCCGCAGGAACTGCTCACCGAGGAGGACGTGGAACTGCTGACCTCGCCGCTGGATCTGGCGGCGTACAAAAACGCCATCACAGAAGCGATGTTCAAGGGAACAGCGCGGAATGTGGAAAGCGAGGAGGAAACCTCCTCAAAAAACGCGGAAGTCGGGTAAACACGGAAGAACTGTTTACCCGGCTTTTGTATTACGGAACGGTGCAGATGGGCATGGGCGCGGAGGAATTCTGGCTGATGCCCATCGGCCTGTTTCTGGATTTATGGGCCTGTCACAAGCAGTTTCTCGGCATGGAAAAGCCGAAACAGACCTTTTCCATTGACGATATCATCCCGCCGGGGATTTGAAGGGAGGTGAGCGGCAAATGGCGGATAATTTTGGCCTAAAAATCGGTGTGGAGGGCGAAAAGGAGTTCAAAAAGGCGCTCTCGGACATCAATCAGTCTTTCAAGGTGCTCGGCTCTGAAATGACGCTGGTCACCAGCCAGTTTGACAAGCAGGACAAATCCGTGCAGGCGGTCGCCGCCCGGAACGAAGTCCTCAATAAGCAGATCGACGCGCAGAAGGCAAAAATCGAAACCCTGCGCGCCGCCTTGAAAAATGCCTCCGATTCCTTCGGCGAAAACGACCGCCGCACCCAGAACTGGCAGATTCAAATAAACAAGGCGCAGGCGGAACTGAACGGCATGGAGCGCGAGCTTTCGCAGTCCACAGAAGGCGCGGACAATTTGGGGGACGAACTGAAGGAAAGCGGCGACGAAGCGGAGAAGTCCGGTTCCAAGTTTGAAAAGCTGGGCGGCGTTTTAAAGGGCGTCGGCGTGGCGATGGGCGCGGTCGTGGTCGCCGCCGGTGCCGCCGCCATTAAACTTGGCAAAGAAGTCGTCGCCGCTTACGCCGATTACGAGCAGCTGGTGGGCGGCGTGGACACGCTGTTCAAAGATTCCAGCGCGGCCGTCCAGAGCTATGCCGCCAACGCTTTTAAGACCGCCGGAATGTCCGCCAACGAGTACATGGAAACGGTCACCAGCTTTTCGGCCAGCCTCATTCAGTCCCTCGGCGGCGACACCGCCAAGGCGGCAAAGGCGGCAAAGGCGGCGGACACGGCGATTACCGATATGGCGGACAACGCCAACAAAATGGGCACAAGCATTTCCTCCATTCAAGACGCCTATCAGGGCTTTGCCAAGCAGAACTACACCATGCTTGACAACCTGAAACTCGGCTACGGCGGCACAAAAACCGAGATGGAGCGCCTGCTTGCCGACGCCGAAAAGCTGTCCGGGCAGAAATACGACATCAGCAATTTAAACGATGTGTACGCGGCAATCCATGTCATTCAGACGGAAATGGGCATTACGGGCACGACGGCAAAGGAAGCGACCGAAACCATCAGCGGCTCCATCGCCGGGATGCAGTCGGCCATCGGAAACCTGACGGCGGGGCTGGGCGACGCGGACGCGGATATTCAGCTGCTGATCGGCAACGTAGTGGAAGCGTTTCAGAATGTGGTCAAAAACATCACGCCGGTGATTGAGAACATCGTCGCCGCCCTGCCCGCCGCTCTGGACGGGATTCTGCAGGCGATGGGAGAACTGCTCCCCACGCTGCTGTCCACGGTGGTCAGCCTGTTCACGCAGGTGCTTGACACGCTTCTGACGCTTCTGCCTCAGTTAATTCCGGCGGCCGTTGACGCGGTCATGACCATCGTTTCC